GCTACGGTCTTCCCGGACTGGGTGAAGCGGAGTTCTGGATCGCGGGTAAGTCGGAAGATTCCGGCGATTCGTTGAATTGTCATTGTGGTGTCCTTTCGAGATGTGGCCGTATTGCGGCCTATTTTCAACGCTAAGCTCAAAACATAGTCATGTTTGTGTCATTGCCTAGCCATCATTTTTTGGTTGCTTATTTTGGCTATCAGCCAGTTTTTCGCGAAAACGTCGATTAACCCCCTCCCAATCGTCAGAATCAAAGTCCCATGGAGCCACCCACGCCTTGAAAGCGTTAGCCGTCTCCCAATCGACCAGCGGAGTGCCCCATTCGCGGAGAACCCCCAGCTTGCGGGCGTGATTCTCCGTGTACTTCGTCCAATTCGGCCACATACGAGGGCACCGATGCGTACGCTCAGACCACCGGAGCACACTCCGGTAGTAGCGGCGATCCTGCTCGTCCGTATCACGGCTCTGCGATGCAGTCTGTGCAGGTAGAAGAGCTTTCCCGGCCTTGATGATCGCACTAGCAGTGATCGACTCACCAGACTGTGCCAGGCTTTTCGCAGCCGCATTCACAGTCTCTTCGTCGAGGCCAGCATCCAGGAACGTGGCCTCCCATGCCTCAGCGATAGCCAGCAACTCGGCAGTATCAGGTAAACGCTGGCCGCGTAGTCGTTTACCCAGCTCAACAGCGCTTTTCGCGGCCATGAAAACCGTCATTGCCACTCCTCCCAATCGGCGCCATCACTGTCGTCGTCATCGGCTGGAGAAGCCGGGAAAGCCAATATGGGCGAGCTTTGAGAAATACTCTTAAGCTGGTCTTTTTCCCGCAAATGCCGCTCCCTGAGCATCTGCACACGAGCCTCGTAAAACTCCTGCTGAGACGGCATCCTGACGGTGTCGTAATCGTCTTCTAGCTGCTGATTCAGCCAGGTTGACGGGTGCGGCCAATACTCCGGCTCACGCCCCATGCGGATCCACTCATCCTGCGCTTTCGTGATCTGTGAGCAGATGAACTCCAGGCTGTGTGCGCGTCGCTGCCTCTCAAAGCTCTTCCTGGCTTGCTGCTTTCCGCGCTTCCGCGCGACCAGCGACCAGAATTTCTCGAACTCGTCATCGAGTTGGCGCTTGGAGGGCTTCGTTTGTGTCGGCGTGCCCGCTTGCGGGTCGCCAAGCGCCGCGACAGCGGTGCAACTCGTGGCCGAGTTATCCACAGGGTCGGATGCGCAAGGGGGTAGGGGGTTATTTACTTCATTGTGTATTACTTCATTGTGTATTACTTCGGGTTCTTGTACAGCAACCCCCCGGGTTCTTGTACAGCAACCCCCCTGTGTCGCTATCCGCACCACCGTTTGGTGAAATTCCGAGCCTTTCCAACAGAACGCGAGCCTCACGAGAACCACTACAGCCAATCCCGTCCCAGACCACATAACCGTTGGAAGTTTGAGTATTAAAATCTTCACTCCTCCGATACGACACCTCGTTTTTACGATTAATCCATCTACTGAAAACAGTTATTAGACCGTATGCCTCAAGCGTCCTCAGACAGCCACGAACCGTATTCAAGCTATTCGCGCTTAACCCCATGTCATCAGCAAGTTTTGGCAATGACGGGTAAGCATAATCATTGCTACCTGCATTGTCGCAGAGGATGCAGTACAAGCCGATCGCCCTAGCGTCCTTAACGCCGCGGATAATATCCGAGTAGACAGGAGAGAACCTTCTGCGACCATCAATCACTTTGTCTTTAGGCATGGTTCTTAAACCCGCCTAAATCAGTACACACTTCGTATCCGTTAGTGGTTGGTATGCAGAACCTCTCGCTGCGAGACATCGAGGTATTCCCCTCGTTATCTCGCCACCGGTTAAAGACTGCAACATAGCCTTTATCCTGCAAAATCATCAACGCACGACGAATAGAATCGAGGTTCTTAGTACTAAACCCAATATCGCTTGCTAGCTGACGCAATGAAGGCGAACCTGTGGAATTAGTAGAAGCATACGAAAGTAGATCACAGTAGAGAGCTATCGCTACTGGGTCTTTAATGTCGCGGATAACATCGTCGTAGACAATGAAAAACTCTCTCTCAACCATTCTTTGAATAGCTGCGTTACTCATTCGCACTCCAATCAAGTGACGGGAAAGCAAACAGTTTCGCGTCCTCTGAAAGCCACAGAAAACGACTACTTACAAGATCAGATAGCATTTCCTCAGCCTTATCCTCACTACATGGGAAAGACTCAGCGAGAACAGAGAGCTCAGGCATAACCGACACCGTGCCGCCACTGTGGAACTCAGATAGAAAAATCAGCATGAGCCGTAGATCAGGCATGTTTAGCCGCGTCTCTTTGAGAGCCCATGATGTAGCTTCGATGCTCATTGCTCGGTCACCTCCGCAAGATTCTCTTCCGTGTCCCAAAGTAGCCAACCTTTTAGGTAAGCCTCCCCCGGGTGCAAATGTATATAGTGATGGCAACAATTGCATACATACAAACAATTTTTCACAGTTCCAATACCCCGCCGCGTACCACCCATCTTCCGCGGCAACCGATGATGAAACTCGCCAAACGGAGTAGGCCTACCACACCGCTCACAATGCGCCTGACACCGCTCCAAAACAATGCCACGCACATCCGGAGGAAACTCAGCACTCACGACTCCACCACCCCAATAGCCCCATAAGCGGTCGACACCGACTTACCAATCGTCTGCACACCCATAATCTGAATCTTCAGCATCTCCAGACGAGAACGCGCATACCGATACGCCCGATCGGCCACATCGCAGGCCTCACGATCGTGTACAGTAGCCAACGCCACCAGCGCCTCACGATCCTTCACAGAGCCTTTACCAACCGTCTCAACGAACTCCGCCGCCTCAGCGAAATCTAGCGCACGCTTAGCATCCAAGAACCGCCCGTACGCCTCATCTTGAGTCTTAGTAGCCTCAGAAAGATTGTTGAGAAGCCTACGGAGCTGCTGCTCCACCATCACCGGCGTATACTCAAGATCACTCATGCTTTGAGCTCCTCACCACGCCGCTTAAATGCCTCAGAAACGCTCTCAGACCGCGCCAAACCATTACCGGACGCGTAGTTCCACAGCTTGGTCAAAGCGTCCTTATCAGCCGCCTCAGAGATCAGTTTCAGTAGCTCACGCTCAGCCACCTCATAGCGGTTAACCTTCTCCATCTCCTCACGAGAAGCCCGCTTATCCCCCGAATAGCCAGCGTTAGCCAAAGCCCGGCCAATAGCGCTAGTCTCCGCATTCTCACAGGCAGAAGTCTTATTCACAGGACCACCAAGCCCATCGACCTCGGCAGCCCAACCAGACGACCACAGCATCCCATCCTTACGATCCTCCGCCGACTTATACAGGTCACAGCGGAAAACCCAACGAAGAGCACCAGAAGACGGGACAGCAGTATCAGAAGCGAGAACCGTCTCCACCACCATCTCCGGATGATCCTTTCGGGCAGCACGCAAACGCTCATCAACAGTCGCATAATCAGCAGGATTAAACTTCACAGCTAGGACTCCTTCAAAGTGAAACGAATCTGCGTAGACACAGACTCGGAAGAATACTTATCGAAAACATCCGGAAGATCAGCGGCCAGCGCCTTACTATCAAGACGGCTTACCCGCCGCTCAGAACACGAAACACTCCCCCACTCGCCAGACACACGATCACCCGCATTGAGCACCGGCTTCACAAGATCTAACGCCCGCTTACGCAGCATCTCCGCCCGCGCCTTCAGCCGGTTAGACTCCCGCATCAACTCGACAGCCTCATCCGGGATAGACGGATCTCCAGACTCCCCATAGGCGAAAAAGTCATCACGCACCCGCAACAGCTTCTCAACAGCGTTTGCGTCGCGCTCGACTAGAACACAGTGAAAATCTCCTGGCATGAAGATCAGGCTAGGATCGCGCACCAGCTCACCATTGATACTGAACGTCAAACCCTTCTGCTCAACGAGCGGGGCAATCTCACGAACATTCCACGCGAAAAAACACTCATCCACATCACAAACCAGCATCTGCCACTGGCACTGGTAGAAATAGTGCAGAATACCCAACTCGCGGAAATCCTCAGCGCGCAGCGGATCAGCCGCAATCAAACTGCCCCAGTCCGCTCCTGTGGTCTTGCACTCCACCACAGCGCCATGCGTGAACCCGTCCGGTGTAGCGAGACAACGCTGGTCATCATCCCACGCCACGATATGAGAATTAGCAACAATCGTTTGGTTATCCAGCTCCATACGGAGCCAATCCAAAATGCGGGGCTCCATAATGTTCCCCCACTCCATAAACGGATTAGAGGGAGCATTCTTACCAGACTTCTTATCAGCCCACACGCCGCCAATAGTCCTCTTACCAGCAGCGATAGCCCCGGCTTCCGTCGCTGTCAGCCCCCCACGGCGAATCTCAAACCACCGATCCAGGCAGGTCTCCCGGTCAGAATCTTTAATAATCATTGTTTTCAAGCTCCAAATCTTTGTAAAAGTCATACGGCTCGATAATCGAGACAGTCTCAGTGGTGTCGTCCTCCCACACCCAGCGGGGATAATCACGCATCGACACCAGCCCGCCTAACCAACAGCTGGTAGGACTTCAGCCCCGCGCGAGGATTAACAGGCACCCACACACCAGCGCGTGGAACACCCATATCTCGCAGACGCATAACACCGTCCTCGCCCAAGGCGAAGCAATCCCGCGCGCACTCCCGCATCACAGGACAGTCCCGGCATGCCTCCTCAACCGCCCTCGCTCGATACTTTTTAGGTACTCTCTCAAGAGCCTCGACGAAACCTAGTCGCCCGGCACATTTCGCCTTATCACGCCAAAACCGATCCATAATGATTCGCACCACCTAATTTCGACACTATGACACATGTAGCCACCAGGCGGTCAACAACCCCCAGGGCCAGGTCGGCCAGCGCGCACACCATGCCTCCCACAGCCACGACTAGGAGGAAGCTAAGAGCAGCAGCAGTCATGATTCCCCCTCGCAGACTTCGACGTCCCCATGGATACGCGCGTTGCCGTACACGCGGGCATCACCGAAGACGCAGGCGGAGTCGTACACGCGGGCGGAGTCGTACACCCACGCATGCCCGTACACGCGGGCGGAGTCGTACACCAAAGCATCACCGAAGACGCAGGCATCGTCGAATACCCACGCACCGCAACTCGCATCAAGATTCGCAGTGGACTCCACAAAACCGCCAAGATCGCCGGCGTGGACAACCTTGTTAATGTCCTTCAACGCGCGGATACGGTGCAGGGTA